TTTAACAATATCAACCATATTTCACCCAATATAACAACAATATATTAAAATATAACCATAAAAAAAACCCTAATTAAAGGGCTTTTATAGTGTTATTTGGTATGTTTTTATCTATTTAATCACATAATATTGTTTATTAATTGTTAGATCTATTAAAGTATTTAGATTAATCATTCTGTATTCCTTAGCTTTTAAGTCATATACTGGCTGCAGATTATACTTAGATGGGTCATAAGGTCTAGGTTTTGCGTTCTCTTTAAGGTGTTTAGTTACCTTCAATCTACCTGTTAACGTTCGTACTGTGTTATCTTTTTTAATAAAAGTAGTTGAAAATATTAGCCCATTACTTAAGTGTATAAGGTGCTTTGCTTTGTCTTTGTTTATTGTTATCATTGTATTAGTTTTTTAGTTAAAGATGCTTAGTATGTATCCTATTGCAAGTATTACGACATACATAATACCCGTCAAGTCTGTTTGTGGCATTTGTCTTTGGCTCATTGTTTTATTTTTTTATGTTAATATTATTACCGTCCCACTCTGTGCCGTTTAAGTACCATTTGAAAGACTTCTGTTGAATGCTAACGCCTGGTAATGCGTTTAGTCTTTCTTTTGTTGTAGGTGTGAACCATCCACACGAATCAATACTTAATGTTTTTTTTGGGTCGTTGTATCTATAAGCTATTGGATTACTATGTAGCTTTAATATTGTAACGTTAGGTAGAACTTCTACCGTTGTATTCGCTTTATTAAATGTCTCTGCATTCATAAAGGCTCTAATTGATTGTTGTGTTATTAGTCTCATTGTTTTTTGTTTTATTAGTTATTGTTAATTAATTGTTCTAGTTCTGGGGCTATATACTTAAAGAACTTATCTTCTTTCGCTTTTGATGCGTGAAGGGATGCGAGTATCTCAGAGTTGAGGTTTTTGGTACTGTAGCTGTATTCTGTTGCAATCTCTAATGATTCACAAAGGCTCGGATCATTTTCTTTTAAATATCTAATTGCCGAGCTGTAGTAGATAACTTCTTCTTGAAAGTATCCGTTATCCTGCAGATCATTATACAATTCGTCAATGTCTGTTATATCATCTATTTTATTTAAATACATGCTAGGAGTGTCGCCAATATACTTATCTGCTAACTCATCAAGCAAAGAAAGTATTTGCTCATCTCTGATAATTTGTAAATCTTCAACGCTGTTATTGTGGTTGATTGGGTTGTTACTGTCGTGCTGTGTGTGTGTGTCCATAGTTTTAAAGTGTTTTAAGTTATTATTATTATATTAGTGAGTCAATCAGTGCGAATGCGTAACACATCGCTATAAGTAAGACATAAAAGCCTACAAGACTAGCACAGGTGAAAAGTATACTATCTTTTAATGTTGTTTTTGTTTTACTTACTTTAGTCATTAGTTCTGAGTTTAATTTTTGCATGATTATTTTTTTAAAGATTAATAAAGTAAAGAGCTATAGCAACAGGAAAGCTCAATAAATAAATGTAGTTAAAGATTTCATTAGTTAATGATGTTTTTGTGTTTTGTGTTTTTGTGTTCATAGTTTTAATTGTTTAGTTAATTATTATGATGCAAATATATAAAGATTCCAACAATACAGCAACAAATGTTAAAAAAGATTAACAAATATTGAAATTTAGAATCATTCTAAATAACTGATAGTTAAGTAGTTGCAGTATATAGAACGCGCATATGCACACATATACACATATAGAATGTCCAGCAGTTTCACAGCAGTTTCACAGCATTTTCAAATCTGAAATTAAAAAATAGTTTAAGAAAATTAAAAAGAAACTTTAAAAATAAATTTAAATATAATTATTTTATTTTATTTTCATGTACCAATCAAGTACATCCATACACTCCTCTAACCCTTTAACTACCTGAGCATAGTAACCTGCATCATTAAGGTCTTGTACCCATTGCTTCTGCTCTTTAGATGGATAACATGTCTTGTCTGCTTTAATCTCTAAGAACAGTCCTGCATACTCGCTATTAACTTTTAGTATCTGCATATCAGGAAAGCCTTTAACATATCCAGTTTTCTTAGCCATTATAGCTTGAGGCATTGATGTTCTTATACCACCTAGAGATGCACAGTACCTAAGCTTAGGATATGTATATTGCATATAGATACAGAATGATGATTGGACTAATGCCTCTTTCTTCATAGCCATAACCTACCCCCTACGCCCCCTAGTACCCCCTACCCCCTTATCAGTATAGGTAGTCCCCTTAATGAGTTGGTACATTAAAGGTTGAGACACTTTATACTTCCTAGCAAGTGATGAGATAGTTATCTTATCTGTAGCTGTATTATATTCTAGTCTTATTGAATCAGCTTCTGCAACAGTAAACTTTCTTCTTGAGTATCCACCTCCTCTTGAGTCTTTTCTATCTTCTATTTTTATCTTTCTAATCTTTGGCATAATTTAATATTCATCATCAAATCTATCAGTAGTCTCACCATATTGATTTTCAATATCAACACTTAATATAGTTATATCTACTTTATTTAATTTCTTCTTGTTTATATAGCATATCCTGTCTACCAGCTCTTGATCTTTCTTTATCTCCTCTATATTAGATGTAAGTACAAATGTATCTAGTACTCCAGCAGTAACCTTCCTTGTAACCGCCTTCTTACTTTTTATCTCATAAGATACAAATACTCTAAATATTGGTTTCTTCATTTTTTATTTTATCTAACTCAAACTCTAAATGATTGATTGCTTTCTGTATGCATTCAACACTTGTAGTGTGTTTCCTTTTTGCTCTGAGCAAATATGTGCAGGCAGTCCCAACATTATAAGATAAATCAAAATCCTCAATTACCTTTCTCGCTTCATAACCATACACTTTACCAATGTAATAGTTAGGTGTCTTATCTTTACTATAATCTATATTCAAATCTAAAGTATTGGTTGAGTTCTCCTCATTCCTACCCTTTTCATAATAATATTTACTTTTGTTTTGTTTCATATATTCTATCATGTGCAAGTCCTCCTGTTAAAGTAACTACTTTATCTCTTTGTCTGCTTATGTTAAGATCTTCTACCCTATCCATATTCCAAAGTATCTTTTTATTTGCTCTTCTTTTTATTCTTCCCTCTATTAAATGCATCAAAATAACTATAAAAAATAAAACAGAAACTATAATTCCAAGTATTGTAAATATCATCATTTTGTTAAAAGATTTAATAACTGATTACTAGTATAGATCCTATCCTCACCGCTATAATTTTCATAGATACAAGTGAAGTTATCATCCTTCCAAGTCCACAAAGACTTAATATTATTTTTTATGTGTGCTTTTAAAATCCACTTTATTGTTTTATATGTTCTTTCGATGGCCATATTACTATTATTTTCATTCTTATTATTTTAATTGTATTGGGGAGGTAACCACACCCCCCCATTACTACTCAGGTCTGAAAAATTAAATGCTCTTTAGGTCTTACCCTGTATTTATTATTAATTATTTCCTGAGCCTCCCTTATTCTTCTTGTGCTTTAAATGTATCCACATAAATTCTACCAGAGTATTTTATTACTTCTTTTGATTTAAAAACCCTATCTGTTAATCTTTTCCATCCAAACTGCATGTAGTATGTTAAGTCATTACTTATAATATCAGGCAGGTCTAATTTATTTTTTTCAACCTCATCTTTATTTTTCATTTCACAAATATATAAAAATAATTCAATTTTATAGTAATTAGTTTCTAAAACTTTTACCCTTGATAACCACCACCTTACACTTTCTTAGTCTATCAACAGTTCTTTTATCATACCTAAGTTTAAGTGCATCTCCATCTAAATTGGTTGTTATTAGCAAAGTCTTTGAAGCATCTTCTGCATACGATATAGCATCACTAACACCATCTATCTTAGTACCATAATCATTCTTAATACTCTCAGTACCTAAGTCATCAATGATAATGAATAGAGAATCATTCTTTTCAATAGCACCTATTTCTTTTGCAGGAATACTCCTTAACACTTTATTAGTTTTAGTCCTAAAGATTGCAGGAATAACATAATTTAATATTGTTGATTTACCTAATCCACATTTACCCATTAACATTAAACCTCTACCTTTGTTATCACACAACCAATCTATAATCAAATCGTATGTAGGTAGATGCTGATAAACATCAATCGTTCTATCGTAATGTTTAAATGCTTTAATAAACATATCTTTAATTTCTTCTTTCTCTCCTAGTTTAAATCTATTAAACTTCTTTGGCTGAAGGTAGTCAGCATCTTTAAATGTATCTTCT